GATACGTGATCTGGTACGATTTCATTGCCTTTGGGTTTGGGACTCCCAATTTCATCTGACGTAATAGTGATTTTGTACTCTCTTTCATTGGAACGCCCTTATTCCAGGAAGATTTCCCGAATCGAGACGCTCGTATTTTTTCTTTAGTGTCCTCGCTTAACTTCAGCCCCAGCCTATAAGAATTTCCGATATTGGCCATTCCCATTTTCTTTTTCGATTCTTCAGTATGTCTCTTGCCGAGCATGGGAGTCTTGCCTTTATGGGCCAGACTATTTTTCAAAAATATGACTTCCTCTTTCCCTATCTGTCCGTCCAAACCCTGCCAGGCCACCTTGTCCTGCCATCGACCATATTGCTCATAGAGCCGTCTGTGGGCATCGGCATGTTCTTGAATGGTTAATTCAATAATATTAGTTAGATCATCAGTCCCGCCAGCATGGCGAGGTATGATATGATGTTTATGTAACATAGTGATAGACCGAACTTTACGACCAACTTGACATTTTCGGCATGTCCGGCGCTTCGGGTAATTGGGAGCCGATTTTCAAGATAGACCATTGATCCGCTGCCTTGATCGAGATCAGGAGGCGTCGAACTGACCAAAATACGACTGGTACCTGAGGTCGCGCCGATGATCGCTGATCCGATCTTGACCGTTCCACGAATCGCGGTGACATTGAAGGCATTCGAAAACAAATCAGTGATATACCCGGTAAATGTGGCATTGGCACCAGAATCGGACCCTTGATAGACGAGTTCGTCGGCCAGATAGCCTGCGCCTGAGGTCACCACGATCTGTGTCAAAAAGGAGAACGCCACATTCGCATTGGCCGAGACCACCGCCACATTCGAGGCATATTTATGGGGTCTCAGGACCAAGGAAATCTGACGAAATTCGTTATTCGTGGTAATCTTTCCTCCCTCGGTCGCATCCCCTGTGGCGCCGATCTGGACGGAGATCATACACGCATTGGCCCCTAGTGCCCGGGCAGGATTGAATCCATGACCCCGATACGGCGAACCAATCACACGCACATTGGCCCCTGTGCCTACACCCGTGACATAGACGTTCAACCCCGCATGATAACCAGAACCTCGATTGACCAAGTTCAGGGCCGTGATGACACCGTTGGCGACCGTCGCCGTGACATTTCCGCTGGACCCTTCTCCTGAGACGACGACCTTGGTGCTATTGGCCACATAGCCTGTACCACCAGAAACCAGGATCACCTGAGAGATGGCACCATCGACCGCATTATTGGCGCTTCCGGTATAGGTCGCATTTTGATCTGAGGGAATAGGCATCCAGTCTGTGGTCAAAAACTTTGAATTGACAGGCACCTTATAGAGATACTTCCAGACATAGCCATCACCCAAGGGAGAACTGAATCCATTATTGACCACATAGGCCGTGCTCGGTTGCACCGTCGAGGGGACATTGTTGGCATTATCGATACATTGATAGACTTCATTGGTTGCCGTGATGACATACATGGAATTGGTCGAATTGAACAGCGTCACCGAGGTATCATCATATTCGGTATAGACCACACCGGTGGTCCAGGTGATTCGTGGTATGACCAGAAACAGATCGGCGCCTGTGATGATTTTGCCTCCGAGCAGAAAGGAATACGCATCGGCCACGGCGGCATCATTATCAACGACTTGTGGAGGGGCCGCATCATTGGCCCAGGCAATATGTCGACCAATCGTGACATAGCCTACAACAGAGGCGTTGGCCCCTAGTGCGGTGGCAAAATTGAACGCTTGTTCGTACCCTAAGGTGCGTGGAGTGAGTGTAGTAGCCATACCAGTTCCTTTATCTTCTTGCCTTATTTATACAACAATTTGCGCCACATTGGCCGTGAGGACCGACATGAATGTGGATTTGGATATCGTATCATCAATCATGAGTTCTCCCCAGACGGTACACCCAGCCGGATGAGTCAAGGCCTTGACCACTTCCTTATACCGACTCAATTCGACCCGGGTTCGGACCACATAGGCATAATTTTCATAGTAGTAGTCTTGCCCTTGCAGCTTACGATCTGAACTGAGTAATCCCGCAGAATCACCGAAGAATCCATCGGAAGTCAACAAACTTGCGATGATCGCTGCGATGGCTGTGGCCTTTCCATTACCTAGATTGGTCAGATCGACAATGGGGGTTGAGGTATAGCCCGCACCCGCAGAGGTGAGCTTAATACTTTTGATCTGCCCTGGAGAAAATTGCGCCGAGGGGATCAGACCTGCACCGGCCGTGGTAATCACCGCTTCGGCTAGAACATTCGCGCCTGTGGCCGTGGGATCAGCCGAGGTGATTGTAATCGTCGGCAGGGCGGAATTGCGATAGTTGATGCCTCCGATAGGATAGCGACCAAACACACCCACGCGACGGTTTGTGCTGACTCGTGTATACGCCACATTGACCGTAAACTGGGTATTACTTTGTAGGGAGGTCACATAGCTCGTTTCATTATTCAGTTCGACCTGATCGCCGACCGACAAGGCCACATTGAAGAAGGTGCCTGTGCCTGTGACAATCGTGTTGGCATTGCAGTTGGCCGTCCCCATGAGGCGGGAGGGCATGAATCGGACGGATCGCACGCCGTTGTTGGCCGAATGGAGTTCGGTGACTTCTCCGGCACACCCGATACCAATACCGATGCCTGCTTTATTCACGAAATTGAGTTCGTCGCCGACAGTATAGTTACTGCCTCCGGTAATGAGATTCATGCGACCCATGATACCAAAATATCCCAGACTGACATTCGCGGTCGCAGATGCCGCGTTGGCGGTATTACCGGTGACCATGATAATCGGTGCATCGACCCGAAAGGAGGGTAGCTGAGCAAAGGACTGGGTCGAGGAGGTAATCGTCACCCCGGTGATGGGACCCAGACGTTCTGGTCCTGCGGCACCAAAGGTCAGCGTACTAAACGCATTGGCAAGGGTCGTCAGGGAGTTGGCCCCTGGGTTACCTTGAAAATAGTAATTGACATTGGACATTATGACAGTTGAATAGAGGGAGATCACATCCTTGACAATCACATAGGAATTGGGATGGACATTACCTGAGGTATCCACACTAGAGACCACAAGGGTCAGTCCTGTATTAGGCGAGGAGGTAATGACGACCCCTTGGCCAGACTGGACCCCACAGCCGCCGTTGGTAATCGCAATATTCGTGATCACGGCCTGATAGACTTCATCGATGATCGCGGTGGCCGCGACCGCGGGACTGCCTCCGGTAATCGGGACCACATCCGCAACATTATAGCTCGCGCCTCCGTTCGTCAGGGTAATGGAGGCAATAAACGACTCAAAGACGGAATGGAAGTCCAGGAACAGATGGGCATCAATATTATATGTCCAACGAAGGATGACCGATTCTTGTTGAAGAAAGGGAATCAGCGAGAGATTGGAGACTTCAAGGCCCATCATGAGGGTGCCACCTATCGTGGTCAATGACGCCTTTTCGGTCACCGCTGAGGCACCTGAGGTGGCACCGGTGACCACACCAATGATCGTGCCGTCATTGATTTTGGTAATCAGCGAGGTGGCATTATAGACCATGCGAACATTCGCATTGGCCGCTGGAGGTGCCGTAAAGATCAGTGAGGGGGTATTGTTGGAGATAAAATACCCTGAGGTCTGGAGGGCCCCATCCACATAGATCGGAATATTTCCAATGACCAACTGCGTATCCAAGACACGAAAGGTGGTCGTGATCCCATCCCCTGTGGCATAAACATTCAACGAGGGATCGAGAAACATCGTTTTGGTGGTGATCCAGTTCCCACCTGAGGCCTTGAGAATGTACTGCTTGGGATAGACGATTTCAATTTCTTCATTATAGAGGAGACGAAAGAGGAATCGCAGCGCCTTTTCGGTACCTCGGGCCCGATAGAATTCCTTGATATGTTGGGTGAGCCATGCCTTATCGGGAATCGCATCCGTGGGGATCAGGGTAAGATACTGCTTCCGAAAATGTTCAATAAAGGCATCCAGCGTGGTTTCGACATTGAGATACTCCAACAGATTCTTGGAGGTGTGCAGGGCACCGCCTTCAAGTTCCAGAAATTCATAATAGGCCTCGATGAACGCCACAAAGGTGTCGTAATCGTTCCGTATGAATTCTGGTAACTGATTGCGGACCAGAGTGGAAATCAATGTTTTGGTGTTTGCAATAGCCATGGCTTAACGGAACCGTATGGTCGTTTGAATGGAGGTGGCATCATCGGTATCCAGGAACAGGAGTTGATTCCGAGTGGTCGAAATGATACCGGTATCAGGTTGTACCGAGATGCGGATCATATTATCGGTCGCGGCGATAGACAGAGGCCAGATATCCGTGATAATCACTTCTCCGGTCTCATAGTTAATCGTCCCGGCATTCGAACGGAGGACGACCTTCTGGGCAGAGGATTGATAATAGATAATCTGCAAGGTCCCAAATTTGGCACCGATCACGGCCAATGCGCCTGCCTGTTGTCCTGAGTCGCTCGAAAAGAGGACCTGGGCACTGGTGTAATTGATACCACGATTGGTCAGGGTCACCGTGGTGACTTTTCCATTCACAATTGTGGCCACCGCGGTGGCGCCTTGTCCATCGCCGTCAATCGTGACCGTCGGTGGGATCAGATAGCCATAGCCCCCATTGGTCACTTGAATTTCATCCAGTCCGGTGAACGAATTGGGAAGTTCTTCAATATAACACAATCGCGGCACGGCCGCATCATCATTCATCGTAAATCCGGTCGTGGTCAGGGCGGTCGAGGTGCCGCCGCGATGAACCGGCGTCAAGAATGCGATGGTATAGGAATCCAACACACCCAGGACTGGGAGGAATCGCTTTTCAATACGGAAACTCGTATCTGATCCAATGATGGCCGGCGAGGACGCATCGACCGCGGCCTCAAGACGCGAGGACACAAAGACCGAACCAAAACGATTCAAGGTGGCCGTACAATAATCCACAATCGAGGCCCGCACCATCGCCGTCAAATCGGCCGCCGAGAGATTCGTCAATTTCTTGTCGATATCCACGGCACTGATAAATTTGAGATAGACATAATTTGGATCAACGATCACAGGCTCCACGGTGACCATGGAGAGGGGACGAATGATTTCATCGATGATGCGCTGTTTTTCGGTATCATTGATCGGGGCATCGGTCTTGAGTTGATAGGCAATAAACACCTTACCAAACACCGGAGGCACATTCTCTTCACCACCCCAGGCGGAAATGGATTGAATGTTGGGATACGCTTGTTTAATGAGGAATTCATAGTCCTTCGCGGTCACCGCCCGATCCTGTGAGGTATAGGCCAGTGGGGCATGAAATCGGATATCATCAGCGGTTTCCGCTTCGGCACCACCAGAGGCCGATGACATAGGCACCACGACCACATTCGAGAACCCTCCAATGGAACGGGAGGCAAAGTTGTTGGCTTTATTCGCAGGGGCCCCGTCGGTCGAGAGATAGCCGGCCAGGACAATGTTGCCGTTGGAGATGGCACGACCAATGACCCCATCCCCAAAGGACACTTTATAGAGGGAGTTGGGTGCCGTCGAAAGAAAATAGATCGCACTGGTGCCGTCCAGCAATGTGGCATCCAATGATCGAGTATAGACGCTGACCTGAGTATTCGACACCGATTCCTGAACCAGGACCGCCAGGGTGGAGGTATCAATATCATCATTCGGCAAGATAAATTCTCTCTTGGTATTGGTCCCACTATCATAGAGAAAGGTCGCCAATTGGGGAATGCCCTGCTTGAGTTCCACCCCTGTGAAGGTGAATTGGCTGTTTTCTTTATAGGCCGTCACGGCCTCAGAGTTGACAAAGGTATAGTTGATGCCATCGATGGCTTCTGATTGGAACTGGGTAAAGCTATCCAACGTCAAGGTCCCTTGCGTA